TTTAGTTTCATTAGGAAGTTTTGGTGGATATTTTTTTTTATCTTCTTTTTTAAAATTTTCAAGCATACCTTTTTCTATTTCTCCTTGAGTTGGAAGATAATTAGAAATATTATTACCTATAAATTTTTTACTTTCTTTACTTAATAAATCTTTAACTGGTTCACCTATTTTTCTTTTTTGAATAAACTTTTTAAACATATCGTTTTTAAATGTATTTAAACGATTATCTAAATTTTTATCTATATATTTTGAATAAATTGGTCCTTCTATTTCAGCTTGATATTTTTTTATAAATTTAAATAATTCTTTATTATCTTCTACAAAAGAAGGATCTTTTATATTTGGCAATAAATAATCTATATAAAATTTCAAATCTACATCTGAATTAATTCCATCACCTGCTCTTTGTAAAATACTTAATGGCTTATCTTCTCCTTGTAAAACAAAAGGTGTTGAAATATCTTTAATTTTTCCTTCTAAAATTTTAGAAGTTATTTCATCATTTTTATAATAATTGCTTATGTTTTTAAGTTCATTATTACCCTGTTTTGTTGCAAGGTTTATAAATTGTTGTTTAGTAGAAATATTAATATCATCTTCATAATTACCAAAAACTTGATTAATTTCTGCAACATTAAAAATTCCTTTTGTTTTATAACTGTCATAAATTCTAACTGAATTTGAAATTGATTCATCTCTAAATTGATACCTTATAGCTGTATTGATATTGTTTATTTCAGCATTAGACTCTTTTCTTTGTGTTTCTGCTAAATTTATTAATTCATTTTTTTCATTTTCTTTTAATGATTCAAATAATTTTATTTTATTAACATCACCATTAAATGTTCCTTGTTTAATTCCACTAAAATCATTAACAATATCTAAAGATGTTTTATTTTCTAAAATTTTTAAATCTGAAAGTAAATAATTAAATTTTGTATCTTTTATTATTTGAGTTGCTTCACCAATCATTTCTATTCTTTTTTCGGCATTAGCATAAAGGTATTTTTTAGGATTAGTTATATCTTTTAAAAATTGTTCTGGATTATTTGTAACTTGTTGTTGCATTAAAACATTATCTCTACTAGATAAAGCTACCTCTAATTCTATAGCTAATTCATTTTCATTATCTATAGTTTTAGATAATACATCTTCAGCATCTCTTTCAAAAGTTGGAGAATACACATTTGGATTTAATACTAAATTTGAATATAAAATACCCATAGCATTATCTTTTTCTACTACTTTTTTTTTATCCATTGCTATTCTAGCTGATTGATTAACAACTAAATTTCCTTGAGCGGTACTATTATTAAATTTTGATAACCATGCTTTTTTAACAAAATTATTTTCATTAGATAAATATTTATTTTCAAAACCTTGTTGTAATTTTTTTACTTCCTGTAAATAATAATTGTTAGCTTCTGTGGGTTCTGGAATTTTTCCAGATTCATTTATAATTGTACTTAATCCAGCACTACCATCTTCTTGTGTATTATAATATTTAGTTTGTAATTCTACAGATTTAATATTTGCTTCTTCTTGTTTTTCTTTAACATAATAATTTGCTACAGCAGATTGAATAGATGTTAATGCTGTTGATAATGGCATTTGAACATTTGATTTAATAGAACCAACTTCTGCTGTTGGTCTACCTTGTGCTGAAAATGTAGGTATCTTTGGCATTATTGATTCCTTGATCTGTTAGAAGATTTAGATTGTATTCTTAAATTATTTGTACTGTTATTTCTAGGGTTTCTATCTTTATGATCTACATCTCTACCCAATATACTAGAGCCATGTTTTGCTTTCATAATTCTTCTTGCTCCATTTCTTCCAGCTCTATTTTTCTTTTGCTCTGGTTTAGAGTGATAATTTGCATATTCTGATTTATAATCTCTCATTATCTCCCTCCACTACTGCCACCAGACATAGCCATTAAACTTTGTCCAGTATTTGATATTGTTTGTAGTTGTGCCATTCTTGATTGTTGTCTAGCAATATTACCCTGTATTCTTGCAAAGTTTGCTTCTTCAAATTTTTTTGATTGACCAATTTGAGCATTGTAATCCATAATATTTTTTTCTATTTCAGATTGTTCAACATTATATCTTAATGCTCTTAAGCCAGAACCTGATCTTTCAACACCTGATTTTGATAAGGCAACTTTAGTTTGACCTTGTAATTTTGAAAATTGTTGGTCGAATCTAGCAAGATCAAATTCTAATTGTTTTTCTATTTGTGCAGATTCTTGTTCTGCAACTGTAGCATTACGATTAGCAACATCTTGGTTATATTTACCAGCTGCTCCTTGTTGTTTATATTGTTCTACACCTAATGCACCTACTACTGCCATTTGCCAACTCATTAGAATATCCTCGCATATCTGTATTGATGTGAACCATCAAAGCCATAGTATTTCATTAAACCCTCATTCTCTAATCCTAACCACTTTGCAAATCTTATTCCTTTATCGAAATCTTCACGCACCGCAGTTTGAACTCTTTTTATATTATGTTGTTTGGCAACACGAGCAAAATCTTTCTTTATTGCACGAGCCACAGCTAGTGGATAATCCCAAACATCTTTACTTGCAATCACCCAACCTTCTGCAACCTGACCCCAAATCATTTTCATACCTGCAGCAAAGATAGGTTTGCCATTAACAATACCTGTAAAGGCTAAATCATCTTGTACTAAATTTGCAGCATCTCCTTCAAACTTAACATCTTCATCCATAAGTTTATGATTCATTTGACATGATAAAATAAAATTACCATGTTCTGAAGTGTAGGGTACTATATGTAATTTATTATCCATCATTTGTTGCTAACCTTGGGTATAACGATAAAATTGTAAAAGGTAAAGGTTGAGTTTGTCTAACAAAAATAAACCCATCTGTCTCGTAGTTTCCTCTAAATTCTACCTCTTTATCTCCTGTAAATGGAGGTATACCTTCATCCATTAAATCAACAGAATTTCTAAAAGGTATTCTTTCCATATCAGATAAATTAGCTCCTACTTCTATACCAATTGTTTCAAACATTCTTACTGTAATATCATATATTCTTTTAGTTTTAGCTTGTGATGTACCATTTTGTGATCCAGCATCTAGTCTCATTGTTTGTAATAATGATATATAATTTAATCCTATTTTAACATTCTTTGCAGAACGATCTAAAGTAATTGAACCTGAAGTAACAGTTCTATCTGGATGAGTTGCACCATCTGCTAATATAGAAACTACTTGTCCTTCAAGGTGATCTAAGTTTGAAAGAGTAGTAACTGCAGAACCACTATAGCTTAATGCACTATCTAAAAAATTAAATGATGTGTTATCTGTTTCATCAAAGTCAAGTTCATTTAAAAATTCAACATATCTTCTTGTAATACCATTAACTGTTCTTTTAACAATAACCCACGTTTGATATTCTTTATCATCAGTTGGAATTACAGCTACACTTTCTATTACTGATTTACCTTCGCTAGTTGCAGTAAGTCTTGTATTGTCAAAACTTTTAATAGTTAAATATCCTGTAGCTTCATGTGAAGTTTCAGTAACAGTTACAACTGCAGAATTTACTGTTGCAGTAAAATTAGCATGAGTATTAATTGCATTTTTTAAATTAGTTGCTGTTGTGTTATTATTAGTTTCAGTTTTAAATTCGCTTGTTCCAGCAGTACCTGTTGTTGATCTAAAGTTAGCAGTTGTACCATCTGATTTTGTTAGAACTATTTTACTACCATTTGTAATGTTTGCGTAATCAGAAACTGTAAGTGTTGCTATACCAAATCTTCCACCAAAAATATGTCTATGCCAAGCAGTTACTTGTTGTTCTCTTTGATAGGTTAAACCTACCATCTCACCATCTTCTCTAACTCCATAAATAATTTGGTTAGGTTCTTGTTGGTAAGCAATTTGAGTTAGACCACCTTCAGTAATGTGTTCGGCAAGAATAGTCATATCTGGAGCAACATAACCATCTACGTCAAAGTTATAAGCTAGTTCTCTAATTTTTCTTTTAGCACGTTGTAAAAATAATGTGGCATTACCTACAGCTATAGCATCTACGTTTGCAGCACCATGGTTAGATTGTTTTTTAATTAGAATATTAGTTGGTGTAACTGCACTATCTGTACCTCCACCTGATACTGTAAATTCACCACCTGCTGTACCAATAATTAAAGTTCTAGTAGATGTCATAAATCTAATTGCGTTTACTTGGTTAGATGCAATCGTATAAACAATAGCATCATCATCAGCTATTGTTCCACCAATATTTGAATCCATGTTTTCATAATCACCAGACTTAGAAAA